AACTTCCACAAAACTATGACACTTAGGACAACTTAAATTTGTAACCATACTAAAAGTTTCACTATCCTCTGCTTCATGGTCTCCACCCCATATTAATTCTGTTTGGCAGTGCCAACAGTTCATTTCTTTCTCCGATGACGACCCATGTACCAATCTCCTGGCTCATAGTTCCATCGCTTACCGTGATGTCCGCGTATATCCGCGTACCACATTCTAATTCTTACTATTATCTTTTTTATAGTCATCTAGTTTTATATTATTTATCTTAGCCGAATCATGTATATTACCCGAGACACTAATCCTAGTACAATCAGACTTAAAAGGATTAACCCAGTGTTTTAACCACGCTGGGAATATAAACATATCTCGCTCCTTTGGAAAATGAGACATGTACGTAATAGCATCTCTCGTACCATCTCCGTAAAAAAACTGTATACCACCAGGACCACCGGACTTACCGACGTAAGCTTCATTCTCTTTCTTCAGTTCATCAGGTATTTGTAAATAAATCACAAATGATATTGCACCGTCATGATCGTGTGGTGGATTAAATTCGTGTTGCTTCTGGTAATTAATCCAAAGAGCAGACATAATATACTCTGGTTTTTGTTTAAACTTCTCTCGTTTATAAAACTCCTGGGCTTGATCGTATAGACCAAAACACTTAGACAAATGTGGCAGAATCTTGTCCTTAGATTTATCCGTGTACCCTGTTTCTTTCTCTATGATTCCTGCTAGCTTGTCCTTGTAGTCAAAGCCGACTTTAGCTTCGCTCAAGAGTAGTTCTTTTAATTCATTCGTGATTGTACACTTCATAAGGCATGGACCCCAGTTATAGATATTTACATTAGTGTCTTGTTCTTCCATACCCTGTTCCTTTCTTTCTGTTAGCCCATCGCTTGTTCCAACCATAGACGTTCATTTTACTACCGTAGTGTTCAAAGAATCTATAATACACGTCTTTGGTCTTCTTCCAAAACCATAGTATATCGTCTATTGCGTCAGGTATTGTTTTCATTGTCTCCTTTAAAAAATTTTTTGCAGTGTTCTAAATACTCTTCTTCACTTACGTGGTCAGCAAACATATCCAACATGGCTTTGTATGCACCACCACTTTTGTAATCATCGCTTACTGTATTATCATCAAAGACACTCTTATCTTTTTTAAATTTAATTTTGTTCTTCACGCTCATAATGTTTTATAATATTTTTTAATTCTTTTCTTTTTGTGACAGCATAAGGTTCTATTGCTTTGGCTATCTCGTAAGCATCTCTAAACCCTTGTCGCCATCTGTACTGCATTTTATGTTCTTTTCTCGGTTTTGGAATACATCTACCACCAAATGTATCAGCACACCATTTTATCGTAGGTTCGTGTGTCATAACTATTTCCATTTGTATTCTCCAACAATAATAACTTCTGGGTCTATCTTCACGTTTAGTACACCAATATTGTTTGTAAGTAACACAACCTTCTCCATCAAATAGCCCTGCCAGGTAAGCAAGTTTGTCGTTCATATATCACCCACATTTGTCACCGCTCTTATTATCCATTTTAAAGGTTTGCTCCCATCAGTCTTTTTGTGTTGACTGCAACTCATCAGGAATAATAGGATCATAATCCCTAGCCCAAATTTTTTCATCAATTTCTCCTTCTGACCAACAGTTTAAACATTGCACAATCGTATTCATTTCAGTTCTTAAATACCCATTACCTTTACACTCTGGACATATTTTTGTCATCTTTTACCTAACAACCTTTCTTCTCTTTCTACAACTTTATCTAACATCTTTGCCTTAACATATTCACCGTTTCTTCCTGCAAGATTACATACTTGATTGAAATCAACGCCATGTTTTATCCAACTTAAAGCTTCTAAAGCAGCTCTATGATCATTTGATCTAAACGCATCTTCAAAAGCTTTAGCCAGAACTGATACCCAAAGTTTTTGCTCGGGTATCTTATTTCGTTCGACTAAATGTATGACGTCGTTATTTGCGAACGGTGTCCGATATTTTCCCATTTAGTTTTCTAACTTTTTCGTTCGCTATCTTTTCAATTGTTTTACTGATAGATAAAGTCACATCAGGATCCAAATTCTTGGACAATGTATTCAATATCTTGTATGTTGCATGTGATAACGAAACGTTTCTATATTTACTTGTGTCTGTCATATTTCTTCCTTTCACAATATATAGGATAATCATATAGGATTGTCAATGATAAAATATATTTTAATTATGAAAATTTGTTCCGCGGTCCATGGGGATTGTTTACCGGAGTACAACGCAGGAACATTTGATACTTGGTTCGATTGCGCAGCTAACGGTACAATCAACACGGGAAGTGCTATGGCCGAAATAGGTCCTGATTTAGTTAATTCAAATAAAATATATATTACGTTTCAATGTAAGAAGGCTAACGAGACTTGACATTGTGTTATAATTGTGGCAAAAATAAATCACTTTTCTCACCTTATAACCTATTTCTCATTTCCCTCGTAGAAATAGGTTCGTTTACCTAGGTTCTTCACCACCACATACATAACCTATGACTTTTTTACCTTTGTATAAATGATATGTGTGACTGCTGAATAGAGTTCTTTTTTTATTTTCTTTTACTTTTACGTTGTGATGAAACCAGCTACTACATTCTGAATGTATTTCAAAAGTATCTAATTTTATATCTCCCCCAAATGTAAGATACATCAGGGTGATCATTATGGGTTTCACTACCGCCCCTGACCCACATACTTCTTAGGTCTTGTGGCCTTTGGTCCATACTTCTTTCTTATTCTCCCTGGTCTTTTTCTCGGTGTACGTTTGTGATAGTTTGATACACCATATAAAGGTTTCTTTTTAGCCATGTTCTTCTTCTGGTAAAATACTTGCTTTAAATTGTGAATTTTTATCTGCTAAGACGTATTTAATAACTCCATTTACTTTTTGTTCTAGATCATAGCCACAGTTTACACATCTATATATATGTGGTTCAAACGATACAAGAAGTGTATCTGTTCTACACTCTGGACAGTTGCCGGTTACTATTTGGGAAGTGAGTTGTCCTATTCTAGCCATGGTTTGTAAATTACCTTACCATCTTCTCTCATGGCTCGCAATGATTGGTTTCTATTTGCGTTAGTAGAATAACTACAGTGTATCCATCCGGATGTGGGTTCGTTATCCTTGTAAAATTCTAATATAAGCTGGTCATATTCTAGCTCTGATTTGATCCAAAGAGCTAGCTCTCTATTATCGACACCAGGTATCTCAAAGTCTGCTGCGGCTGCACTGTCGTCTGCTACATGTTGAGAATTTACTGAACTTCCAATTTCTACACAAAGCTGAGCACAACGGAATCCGCTGGATATAATTAATGGTTTGTCAAAATGAGAACGCACCGGCTGTAATATATTCACTGCCAATGCTTTTAAATTATCTATTTGTTGAGGATTAGGGTTGTTATTAATTCCCTTTCTCTCAGCTACTTGAGACTTCGTTAACTCGTCAAGAGTTATATTTGCTGTAAGTTTCATTATTCTAATATTAATGCTTTTATAGACTTAGATCCATCTATATTTTCTTCTAATTCTGCTTTAGATTTAATACATTTATATGATACATTTGCACTAATTGGTGGTCTACTGGCTTCACGTTTATGCTTCATACATATTGACATAGAGGCTTTCCCTGTGTTTGGATCAATCTGTATTCTGTGCTCCTTGATATCAGGTCCTACAAACATCAAAAGGGCTACGATATGCTCGATCATTTTACGACTATTCCTTTGTTTGGCCCATATTTAATTCTATATTTATGTGTGCCTGTGCCATTAATCTCAACTTCTTTTTTAAGATCTTTTATAAAGCTCATTTGCTTAGCTTTTTTCTCCATATCAGAAATATATTGTAATACTTTTCTAGTGTTTCGGTCCATTGGCTCTTACCTTATCTTTTAATACTTCTATGTCAGTCAAAGCTTTGTCCATTTGCTTCTGTACATATTCTATGTTTACTTTGTTGTGCATCATATCTTCTATTCTTACTTCTATTTTCTCCACGGACTTATATAAATCCTCCAACAACATTAGCTGTTCCTGATCGACCGGCAACTGCTCACTTTTTTTTAGTAGATCTGCCTGGAATAGTTCTCTTGAAGTCTCTAACGATACTAACCTGGCCGTTAGTTCTGTGTATGCAAACACAGCAATGGCTACAGCAGCAATAATTCCTGCAATCGTTCTAAGATCTGTGCTTACTTTTGTGTTTTCATTTACCTTCATTTTGGCATTGCCTGTTCCATGATTACAATATCAGGATTATCTTTTAGATATTGTATCTTTAAATTTTCCCAATGACTACCCTCTGGTTTCTTATCAATGAACTTAACAACCCCCAATTTATTACACATATTAAATAACTCTGCAAATTCTACAGGTGGAGGACTAATATTAGGTATTCTTTTACACTCTTTTATAAGTTCAAGTTGGGTTTTTATCTTATTTTTTTTCTGCATTTCTGCAATATACTCATCACTACACACAGCACCCAAAGGCATTCTAAACCTAAAGCCTAACGTTTGGTCTTGATACTCATCACTTGTGCCTGTTTTATATTCGTGTTGTCTAACTTCTGTATAAGTTTCCCAACTACCTCTTTCACAAGTTCCGTAGTCATTTAGATAGTCATTCCTTGCTTGCGCATAAGTTGCAACGCAAAGAAAGAATGCGATCCATAATAAATTATCTCGTAAGGTCTTTAAGGTCATAGGTATGATCCCTCACCGTGTCTGCTAGTTGTCTATATAAGTTTTCTGCCATAGACCATGTTGCTTCTGCTGCGGACAGTCTTTGTTTAAGGTCGTTAATATCTGCTATGGAGTTACTTAGTTTAGACTCCATTTTTAAAATAGTCTCTTGGTTAGCTGTAATAGTATCTGTTAAAGATAACACATATCTAACTGATGTAAATGTTCCGGCTATGATTGCTGCCACAACAGGAACAATTACAATATTTTTCTTAAACCACTCTAGTTTACTTTTTGTTTTTACTTTTTTCATTATTTATAAAAACCTTTAAAAATCCATTCAACCCATTTGTTATATAGATCTTTAATTTTATTCCATATTTTTTTAATCATTTTTTTTCTCCTCAATTTCATAGAAGAAGTTGTCCGTATCTTCAGTCTTCCAATCACTTGTGTTTTCTACATTCCAATCAGAGGTCTGCACTTTCCATTTAGGAATTTCATCTTTAACTGTAAATGAAGGTATATCCCAAATGCATCTGTTGTTAGGTTGTGCTGCATAGTTCCCGTCGTCTAGGGCTATGATGTGAGCACACTTATGCTCATGCGGAATCTCTGAATGGTCCGTGTCTAATATATTAGCTTCGGGATGGGCAAAGTCAACCGTAAATAAATACTTACCTGGATGCCATTTTTTATCTTTTCCGATGTATTTACCGGCTTGTCCTTCTAGGATATCCCAATTAGTAACAGCAGGATAGTAACTAAAACAATTCCATAACTGTAACTCATCCAGTCTACGCCTAGGAACGTCCTCTGGCTTAAAGCCTCTTTGAATGAACGCAGATATCGGGAGACGATAGAAGACAGCTCCATTTTCCATAATACAATGAAAAAGTATACTGTGCCCCGTAAGAGACGAAATACCAAAAATAATACAGTCTTCAACTTCACCATGATGCTTTTTAAGATCAAATAAATATTCTCTCTTAATTTGTGCATAAGTTACCGGTATGTTTGCGTTTAGATATGCCATAAAAAATCCTCATTTGATAGAACCCCAGTTATCACCTTCTTCATAATCTACTTTGTTTGGAACTTCAAGTGATACTGTTGACTCCATTATGTCTTTTATTTTTTCTGCTTCTTTTTTATTTTGTATAGATATATCTAACTCATCGTGCACCTGTAAATGTGGTATGATTCCTTCAGCATGTAGATCTATCATAGCCTTCTTTGTCATGTCTGCCGCTGATCCTTGTATCAATCTATTCAAAGCTTTGTATGTGTATGCTCTTCTTATCCCTGGTCCGTGTTCCGCGAGCGCATCATCGTGAGGCAATGGCTTGTGAATACCAAACTGATTGGGCTCCCATAAATGAAACCTACATAGTCGACCCAGCAATGTACGCACCTTACCTTTACGCTGTGCTCTACTCATCACTGCATCCATAAGCTGTTTAACAAATGGCACCTTTGTGTGATATTGTTTAAAAAGTTCTTCAGCTTGTAATTTGTTTACACCCAGCTCTGCTTGTAATTTGTTTTTACCCATACCATAGAAAAGACCCAAATTGATCGTCTTAGCTTGTGTCCTTGGTATGTTTGCCATATCAGCAACAATCTTGTGAAAGTCTGCATCACCTTCTTTGTATGCATCCACAACATCTTCTACAGAATAGAAACCTTGTAGTGCTGCGTAATGCACAACTAAACGTGGTTCTTGTTGAGAGTAATCAAAACAACCCCACTTGCATCCTTCTTCAGGTAAAAATAATGATCTGATCCGTGGTCCAAGGTCTTTGTTCCTTGCAGGAATCTGCTGTAAGTTTGGATTGTTCATACTAAACCTACCTGTAACCGTACCGCCACTATCACCACGTAACTGGTTTATCTCTGCATGTATTCTACCTTTACCAGAATACTTTAATATCGTATCCAAGAACGTAGTGTGTGCTTTGTTAATCTCTCTTGCTTTTGCAATCGCTTGCACAATATTGTGTGGATGATTAGCTAAAAAGTTTTTAGTAAAACTTGGTGCACCTGTTTTCTCTGTCCTGTCATAAGGTAAACCTAATTTATCAAACACTTTAGCAATAGATCTTGCGGCCCATATTTGTACTTCTTCTTTTGTTTCGGCATAGATACCACCCAACAATCTATTCTCTTCTTCAACCATGTTTCTTTTTTCTTTAGCAGCTCTCTCTACATCTACACGCACTCCTAAAAATCTCATATCAACAAGAACAGGAAATAGTTTAGTTTCCATTTCAAAAATGTTTCCAATATCTTGGTGCATTATTTCTTTTTTAAACTCCTGCCATAGCTCCAATGTCAGTTGGGCGTCACGTTCAGCGTAAGCCCCAACGTACATAGCCGGCAGCTTATACATCTCTGCTTTAGCATCTACACCCCAAGACTTTGCAGCTTCATAGAGTTGTGATTCATCTTTACCTTTACCAACGTAATCTCTACCACAACCATTTAAATCATATCTAAATCTATTCTCATCAACTAAAGATGCAGCTATCATTGTATCTACAATCGTCCCGTTTATTTTTAAACCCAATGCTCTTAACCAACACACGTCATACATTGCATTGTGAAATATTTTTGTAGCCGGTGTATTTAGTTGGTCCTGTAACCATTTTAGAACCATCTTACGATCCATGTTACCACCACCTTCGTGCGCGATAGGATAGTATGCACACCAATCGTGTGTTGCTAATGATATACCTACAACATCTCCTTCACCTACAACAGAACCAGACCCCATTCTTTTATTTAAGTTAGGGTCTTTTGTTTCTAAGTCGATAGCAATCTCATCATACTTACCTAAATCAGGAAAGTCTGTTGGTGGTATCCACTCTGTTTGTGGTTTAAAGATTGGAATCTGCATTTTGTTTTTTCCATTTTTTATGACCTTCTACCCAAGATTCTTCATTGTCGTGTTTACATTCTCCAGCTATTGCCATGTATGCAGCAGCATCAACGTAAGTGTCTTCTGTTGGTTGACCAAATTTAGTTCTAGCAACTTTTAATAAAGCCATCATTACAGCAGCATCGTGTGCTGTTATCTCTTTATCTAAATATGCTGTCCATAACTTTGCTATGTTGCAATGGTTTTGTATTTTATCACCATAGGTCTTTGCCCTAGGTCCAGCAATTAATTCTTTTGCTAGTTGTAATGCCTGTTCTGTTTTCATATTTTATATCCTTTATAGTTATCTTTTGGTCTGATGATATGTAAATGAGTTTTAGTTCTAGTTGCACCAACATAGAACAATCTATTTTCATCATCAGGATTAAGTTCGTAGTTTCTCATTGTGTTTCTTGATAGATCTGTCAGGAGAACTACGTTATCCTGCTCACCACCTTTCACTCCGTGTATTGTTGATAAAATAATACGTGGAGTAGAATTTAATTTCTCACCATTCTCCCTCATCCTTCTTATATATCTTATTTTCTTTTGTGGCGCACTATCAAAAGCTTCATACCAAACTTTATCTGTCTTCAACCACATTCTTTCTTTCAGTCCAGACATTTTATATTGTCCATCCTTGTCCATATATTTTAAAGATTGTTTTTGAAAATTAGTTTCTGACATGTAGGCAGCAATCCTAACGAGTTGATTGTAATTTATACTCACACCTTTACGCACATTCTCCCAATCGTTTATAGCTTTGTACAAGTCATGTTCTTTATTTGTTTTAAATTTGTTCTCGTAATACAATCCTTGAGAGTATAAACTTTCTTCTACATCATTTAACATAAATCTAGTTCTAGCTAGCACTAGCCAATTACCTTGTTTCATGTTAACCTGTTCAAAGTCATCATAATATGAAAGTAAACCTCTTTGCGTTTTTGGTCTCCACTCTTTTGGTAATCTATGTTGTATTTTATTTACTATCTTTGAAGCAACATCGTGAACTACCTGTGGTATTCGGTATGACTGTGTCAGTTGCATCACCTTACCCTTTTGTGCAATAAAACTATCTACGTCTGCGCCAGCCCATCTAAATATAGCTTGGTCATCATCACCTGCAATATATGTATCTTGTGTCTTATCCCATATAGATTTTGCCATACCCCATTGTGTTTGTGATAAGTCTTGTGCTTCATCTATAAATACTACGTCAAATCTTGGAGATCTATCCATCTTAACAAACTCTGTAATCATGTCCGTAAAATCAATTAAATTATAATCTTTTTTGTATTGTGCTAAATCAGATACAAATTGTTTTAAGTCTTTTACTTTTATATCTTGTGTATGTTCTTTTAAATTGTATTGCTGCTCTGGTGTAATACCTCGTAGTCTTGCAATCTGCACGATACGTAACAAATCACTTTTAGTTGTAAACAAACCAGAGTGTTCGTTATCATACTCATGATAGTCTAATATTAAGTGCATTTTTCTACCTAGATCTTCGTAGTGTCTCTTCTGCATCACATCATCTTTTTTTATACCCAATCTTCTAAATGCTAATGAGTGTAGTGTTCTGAAATATGGTAGGTCATCCTCACTAAAATTAAACTTGGACATAGCTCTGTCTCTAGCTTCGTATGCAGCTTTTTGTGTAAAAGAAAAGTAACCGATCTTATCGGGATCAGTTTGTTTTAAATACTTATCTACTTCATTAAGTAATGTTGTGGTCTTACCTGTGCCAGGTGGACCCAATACAATAGTTTTCAAAATGCATCCTCCTTCTTAAACACTCTTTCTTTTATCTTCATATCTTCTCTCTCAAATTCTTTTAACTTTATAACCGATATCTTTTTCTTACCTACTGTCATTCT